TTTCTCCTATATATTTGAATGCCTGAACCGCCCTAAAATGGCCGCCATAGCCAGTTGCCGCACGATCAGACTTATTTAACCTTTGGGCCGAACGTGCCATCGAAGCCGCGCTGCGTCCTTTATTATCTCCATATAAATGAGCTCCAGTTTGTACCCACTTTTTCGAATGGCGCAACGCTCCACAGAGTTGCGGGTGTGAGGTGTGAAAGAATACCGGGTAGGGTTTACCACATCTGCCACGCCCTTGAAGATGGTATTCACAAACTGCCGCCAAAAATTTAGTGCCAACGCCTATTCCTTGCCATTCGGGAAGCACTACCAACCGAGTGGATCGGTAAGCCTTTGCCGTAAAGAGTGGTGTTACTGCCAAATGACAGACGGGTTCACCATTAACAAAGCCTACGAAATATTCGGCAGCTACGGGCATAGGGAGGTCTAAATAATAATGCTGCTTAAACAATCTTGGGAATACAGTTCCCCTGACTTTATAAATTTGAAGTTCGAGTTGTGGACGTTGCCGAAGACAGTCACGGTCATAGAACCGTGCCTCCGCAGTATCATACACCCAGTCGGGTTGTAACCATTCAATTATATCATAGTGACAGGAAAGAAGTACAATCTGTCCACTTCCACGCCTCCACGTCTTTGAGAACGCCGCGGCTCCGACTTTGGCTATCTGTCGATCTATGACCGATGTAAATTCATCCACTACGGCGCATTTTGGTCGCTCGCACGCCAAACGTGCAAGGCCTGCCCGGAACTTCTCGCCGTTACTCAGCACATGGAACGGCCGGAGCCACGCTGGAACATCACCAAGGCCAACTGCTGAAAGCATACCTGTCACTGTGTTGAAGTCTCCATCAGGAGCAATACAATCCACAATTGGTTTATTCTTATCCCAGCCGGAATAGAGGTCGTAAATAGGTTCTTTGAAAATCTTATTACCAATACTGGTTTTTCCACTGCCGGATGGACCGACAATGAGTCCGATTTTCCAATCTTTGTCCTCAACAGGTAGTTCTACCGTCTTTGCCCAATCACAACCTTTCTCTGCGTTGAAAAGGCTTTTTACCCGTGCAGCCCGGTAACTATTAAAATCACTGCAATGGTGCTGTACCTCTATTTTCATACATTCACCACTTTAAGGGTTAGACCTTCTTTCAGGAGACGTTCATAAATCTCCTTCTGTTCTTTTTCATCTGCGCAAATGACGATTACGCCATATTGCGGTTTGTAAGTGTACTTGCTCATAAATCCTTTGTTTTTGGTTTATGGCAAAGGTAGGTTCTTCAAAGCGCAATAGAGTTTTTTTGAGGGTGTTTACACTGCACCATTTTTGCAGTCTTCTGATAAGTGTCGAATTACATCATACACTTTACGCTCACATATTTGGTATTTATCAGATAAAACGGCTACCGCATAGGTCGTTTTATTCCCAGCCATTATCATTTTTGTGTATTCACGAAAAAGATCAACATACTTGTAGTCACTGGTTCGGATACCCACATCCGAAAGACGGCGCAGTAGTTCTTTATTAAAAGAAAGTATTTCATATCTTGTCATAATCTCCAAAAATTAAAGTATATTTGCAGTGCCAATCATATTTTATACGCGCAAAATGCGCAAACCCGCAGTGGAAAAGGGCTTTGGCCCTCAGCTCTGCGGGTTTGCGCATTTGCGTATAAGTATATGATTGGCGTCGATACTTACTCAATGGCTGAGGGCCTTTTCCATACCTTGCCCTCGAAGGTTTGCTACTTCTTACGAGAATACATACTTTGTTTTATTACCTCCGAATGTTTCCCGCTTGATGATGGTTTCGAACGGCAGTTCTCCCAATTCCTTAATCTGGTCGAGAATGTTTTTCATCTCTTCCGAAGCTGTGATAAACTTGCCTTTCTGCCCGTCCATTTCGTATTGAACGACATAACGGCCCTCGCCTTGCTTTGTCTTGATGTCGGTTTCAAAATCGACAATCGTAACCTTGCAATTCTGCAAATTCCCCAAAGGGGTTAAATTACCCTCAAACCTTTTCTTTCCGTCGGCCGGTTTGTAAGTGACGCCTAAATCTTTAAATGACTTCATATTTGTTAGTTTAAAAAATAAATGTTTTCCGTTGCAGTGCTTTACCCATCCCCAAAAGGAAGCAAGGACAACATACTTGCGTTTCTTGCTTTTAATCTTATGCAGCCGTCGGGCGGCCTTCTTTTTGATATGCTTCCGGACCAACACGTAATCATGCCGGATGACATAGCCTAAGAAGTCGATGCCCCTCGATTCAACCGGGAACACCTGATAGTTGCCTTTAATGGTAAGGTGGAGCTTGCCTTCAACCAGTTCTCGCAATTTATGAAAAACGTCATGCAAATACGCCTTGTCCGGGCCGAGGACAACAATATCATCACAATAACGGAAATAATACTTCACTCCCAATTCCGCTTTCATGTAGTGATCCAACAGACAGAGGTAAAAATTACCAAGTAGCTGGCTGGAGTGGTATCCGATGGCCAGTCCGGGACCATAACTGTAGATAATACGGATAAGGGTCTGCATCATTGTTTCGTCTTTAATCTTCCGGCGTAACCTATCAACCAGAATATCCCGGTCAATGGAATGGTAGAACTTACGAAGGTCAAGTTTCAGGCAGTACTTTGTATTCGAACGATCCTTTAACGCCTTTCGAACCCTGTTCAAACCGTCGTGTATGCCACGGCGGGGCAGGCTGGCGTAAGTATCGCGAATCATCATGCCGCCTAAAACCTCCCTGTGTAAGACCGCCATTATCGCGTGAAGGGCGATACGATCCTTGAACGGCAGGGACTGGATTTCACGCACCTTGCCGTTTTCCACCACCTCAAACTCCCGGAACCCTTCCGGCGCGTACTTGCCGGCTTTTATCTCATCGGCAAGGTCGGCCAGGATCTTGCCCCGGTTCTTTTTGAAGTAGCGGACGGTGCGGCTGCGCTTCTTGCCCCGCATTACCATAGAGAAAGTCTCCAGCAGGTTGCTTTCCTCTACGACCTTTTCTATCAAATAACCGTGTCGCTTCATATTGTTGTCGCTTTCAGAAATCTATGTGCTTTGAGAATAAACCTACCACACAATATAACCCAATTTGTCTTTTGCCAAGAGGCAAGGTTCATCTTCCTGCGAGCCGGGCGGGGAAACACGTCCCCTTCCGGGTGCAATAAATATTTTCTTTTCCTGAATATGAGACGCGAACCGTAACCCGAATCCGTGCCCGAGGCACCGTAAGACGCACCCGCGCACGAAACGCCGCCAAACGTGTACGAGCCGCTATAGGAGCGCGCCAAAACAAGGGCGGTGCCACTACTCTGATAATAGTGATCTGAATAATGCATTGTTTCACTGCCGCCAACATTTGTCGGAACCATATCGAAAAACGGACCGTTCTCTGCTGCCACATTGGTTATCCAGCCATCTGACGTTCCGGCATTCACATTGCGGGTAGAACCGTCCGGATCGGTGATCGTCCAAACACGATTATTGATAATTACTCCCTTCACCCATTCAAAAATACCACCGAACACACCTTCAAGCCCTAATCCGCAAACATATTTCGATGTCTCGTTTTTGGTGTCCGTTATACCTGTCGCATTACTGCTTCCCGTTGTTGTGGCGGGGCTATATGTGGCGCCACCGGCACCCAAAACGGCCTGCAGGTTCCGGTTCCCGTATTTGGCATATAGCATAAATGCAATCACGCAATGTTGCTGGAAGTCGATACGCTGGTAACCGCCACCGCGAGCGGTCGCATAGCCGTCAAAGTCATTCGTCGACTTGCTGGTCGTAGGAGTTACACCGCTGCGACTGTATAATTTGTTACCGGTCATATAACCCTTATAGGCTCCGACAAGCGAACGCGGAACATGCTTATATGTGCCGTCCACATTATTAAAGGCAAAGCGGTAGGTAAACTTGTTGTTGTCAACCTTGACCCATTTGTAATAGAACTCAGGGAAATCCACCATGACATCGCCTTCCGTACCGTCCAGCTTGGCGGCGGTGCCGTCCTCGTAAAAATTACTATTGTCGTCACGCAGATAAGCGATAGTAACCTCACCATCTTTGGTTTTCTTGCAAAGACAGCGACGGAACTTGGCAAGGATCATCTTTATAACGCCGGAGTTGATTTCGCCGGTGATGTTCTGCGGATCGCTTTTAGACTTGTCGAACGTAATCCCCGCGTCAACGATCTTTTCATACTCAAACGACACGATGCGGCCGGCTGAATTGGCCGTAAAACTCTGGTCGGACGGTTTCAGATAACCGGAAAAGCCATCTACCGAAACGGTGTATCCTGTACCCGAAGGAACTTTGACGATGACTTGTGCTCCCTTGCCGGTTCCGATTACGGAACTGTCGGAAGTCTTTTTGACGGTAACGGTACGTCCGGAACAGTCCCCACCATCGTCCGCCGTGACATTGACCGTCACTTTCTCGCAGGAATATACAAGGCTGATCTGTCTCTCATTGCCGCCGACCGCCACATAGGTTTGCGCTTCAGGTGAAGCGTAACCGGAAGCGGATTCAGGAGTTATTCCATATTCCACTTGCATCGGGACGGCCACTTCCAACGCCTCGCCGTTCCATATCAGTTCCGTTTGCTGTCCGGAATAGGAAACGACTACCTTCTTTCCGAACAAATCGGAATCGTTCGCCCCTTGGTTGCTCAACAACGTGATGACCGCCTTTTCCTGGAAAGCGGATGTTCCGCCGGAACCGGCAATACGCCAGTCGGCCTTTTTCTCAGCCGTGATATTGTAAAGCTGATAAAAGACATAATCCTTTTCTTTTTCCTCGTAAACGCGGCACTGCTGGCCGATGGAGAAGTTACGGGTTGCTTCACCTGATTGATAGGTCAGCGTGTCCTCGCCGGGTGTGGACGGCAAATCCGGGGTTTCCGCGAATTTCCCGTCAAGGGAATTGACAAGGTTCGTCACCTGTTCCACCTTTTCATCGAGGGTGCCAAGAGATAAATAAAACTCTTCTTTCGTGCCCTCATAACCGCCCAACTGGGCGGCATCCCATGCGCTAAGTCCGTATTCGTCCAGATCGGCATAACAATGCTTGCCGTCGGATAGTTTCGTCACAATCTTGCCATCGGTCCTGCGCTCGAAAAGCCACACGTTCTCAACGATGACGGTTTTATCGGCCGCCCATTCTGCCGTACTCTTCACTATTTGCTGGTACACGTATGCACCCGTTGTCGATTCGCTCATTTTAAATATCCCTCCTTGATTATGATTGTTGCTTTTGTAAAATCCGTCTGCCCTGTCAGGTAAACCGCGCCGCCGTAGCCGCCGCCACCTCCGGAGCCTTCACCGCTGCGTTTCCATACGGCTTTGCCCTCGGTATTGTCGTGGCACTTCCAGAATGTCTTGTTGCCGTATTCGTCCACTGTCCATACTTCCACGCCTACATAATAGCCGTCGTCGTCCACCGTCGGGATATGATCGAGAAAAGAGGGCATCTTCTTTTCCAATACACCGATGCGGTTTGCCGCTTTCGTATCCGCTTCTTTCAACAGCAGAATGGCGTCCGAAAGGGTTTTGTCCGCTTTCTTCAGTGCTTCCAACTGTTTCAGTATATCCGTCAGCCATACGGCCTGCAGCTTGTCGAAAAAGGTGGCCGTACCCTCGGCGGTAATTTCGATATAACCCGCGTCTGTGGGCTTCGCCTGTACTGCCTTGGCGAAATAACGGACGGCGATGTCACGCACCTTGTCGTCGGCATATTCGCGCTGGATATGTTCTTCGTCCTTGACCAGGTAAACGGGGAATACTTCCACATCCGTAGCTGCCAGTGGCAGCACCATGCCGTCGATGCTCACCAGTCCGGAGGCGATACCGGCATCCGATACCGCACAACCGCAGATCACACAGTTGCCATACTGGGCGAAGAAGTCGTCGGCCACGCGAAGCCCTTCGCTTTGCAACTCCAATAAATCGTTTCCCGACCATTTCCTTACGCCGGGATATTGTACATGACGTTTCATTTCTTGGTTACTATTTTATAGGTTCTGTCTGCTATTTTATAACGCTCGATCTCCGCCCGGACAAGGCTAAGATCTATGCCTTCCGGCACATAGACGATGAAGTCCACATCTTGGAAACTCTGCCCGCCTTCACCCTCCAGGGCGATTTCCGGCATAGGTTCGAACAACACCCAGTGCGCCGGTTCCGAGTTCAAGCCGATGGCGAGGAACTGGTCCTCGTAACTCTTGATCAGGATGCCGCCGCCGAACGTCTTGTTCAGGTGCCCTTCGAGTGAACGGTGCTGGCTGGTGACGTGCACCTTGTAGCGGTAGTAATCACGCCACGCGGCGAATGCCAGCCACACGCTTTCCAAGTCAACGAGTGCCCAAAGCCAGCCGAGGCGTACCCTTTGACGGCGGTGCGGGGCCACATACTGCCGGACCAGTTCTTTAAAGTTCAGGATGATGTTCATAACCCTTTTGTTTTAGATGTCGTTGATTGATACCATTTCCAGCACGCTATCCTCCGTATAGTTGAAATAACCGGCATACAGGTAGGCCATCGTGTCGATCGGGATAAAGTCCGCGTCCTCTGTCCCTTTGCGGGCGAGGGATACCATCTTTGCCGTGACGACACCGGTAACGGAGGTGACCGCCTCAAGCATTTTATGCGAATAAATCACACCGCCAAACTTCTGCGCCGTCTTGAACTCCTCCAGCGAGGCCAGCACAGCCTCGCGGACGGTATCGACCGGGTTTGCCGGGTTGTAATACACCTTGATGTCGTATTTCACTTCGTCGGCATCGGTCGAAATGACTTCCGATTTCGTGCCCGCGAACTTTACCGCGTCGATATAGTTCTTGAAGTTTAGAAGCTGATTGCTCGTGAGCGGGACGATCATCCCCTCTTCGTCCTCGGTGGCGACACGGAACATGATCGTGTTGTCCTCCGCGACATTGACAGAGGCTATCTTAATGACGCGGGCGGCTTCATCCACCTTCTCATATTCCAAGAGCCCGGTCACGGTGTCAAACACCAATTCGTAGCCCATTTGGAACTCGTAGCATTTGTCGTTGTACCAGGTGACGGTACCGGCAACCTCTTTCTCCGCGTCCGCATCCATTTCCCGTTTGAATGCGTCCAGCACCAGTTCAAAATTGTAGATGCAGTATGCCACGCAATGCACCCACAGCCGCCACTCGGCAGCAGCCGACGTGGAAAGGCTGAATGTAGCCTGCAACCTTCCGGTTATGCTTTCCTCTATTTGCTGAATCGTTCTTGCCATTGTGCCTCCATATAAGTGGTGATGTTTCTATTTATCTTTTTGACTACCGTCTTTTTGACAAGGCGGCTGTCGTCGTCAATCCGTACCCGGCTGCCGATAGCCAGTTTGATGTCCGGGTAAAAGGCTCCCAGTTCCCGGCCCGCTTCCACAACGGCGGAAGGTTCGTTTTTCAGGTCGGGGTTGTTCGCTACAATCTCGCCCGTCGCTTCCGCCGTCCCGTAATATTGCAGGGCGATGTCCAGTAATATCTGTTCGTCTTGCACCTCAATTGTTTTCATACTTTTACCCTTCATTTTATGGCTTCCAAAACTTCACTATATTTCAATCAAAGTTTCACTACATTTCGATTGAAGTTTCACTACATTTTAATCGAGATATAGTTAGCTATCGGAAGACCGCCCGTTTTAATCGTTTTCATAACTTGCCTCCACGTTCAAATCGTTCGAATAGGTCACAAAGGCGACTTTCTTCACTTTCATACCGTCGGCGGTGAACTCCTTGCGGGTGGAGCGGAGCAAACCTTCCGGATCATTGTCCATCATGTAGTTTACCGCCCCGACACCGGCTTCCGCTTTTTGCCGGATATGCCCTTTGTCGCTGTAGAGCAAATCCCGTTGGTGCTGGTAAGTGCTTTCCGCGACCAATAAATCACCGGTTGTCAAGTCCAGGTCGCCGTCCGGTTGTTGCTTGTAGTCCTTCATACCTTAGCCCTCCAGATAATTAGGCAAGTCAGCCTGTATGGAGGCGAACTTTGCCGAGTTTAGCGGTGTACCCGACGGGCCATGCGGTGTCGTCACCGTCAAAGCCTGTATCGCCGTCAGCATGTCGTCCAATGTCTTTTTTAATCCGCTGCCACCACGGGTGATCGTGACACCGGCGGTCGATGCCTTGACGGTGGTACTGCTTGCCGTTACGGTCAACTTGTCCGCTTCATGCAAGGCTTTCACCTTGTCGTTCGTTACCTCCAGCTTGTCCGCATCCACATGGACGGTTATCTTTTCGCCTTTCCAAATATCAATATTTTCGGTATCGATAACCACTTTCAGATCGTTGTCAGTGAATATCACCTTGTCGATTTCCGTAAACTGGCAAACAAACAACTCGTTGCTCTTTCCGATCCGGCAGACCAGTACCGTGCTTTGCATACGCGGGATGAAGGCGAACCCCTGAAGGTCGGCATTCACCAGTCCGCGAAGCCTGACGTCGAAGTAATCCACCTGGTCGTCACGCTTTACCGTACAGGTAAACTCATCCTCGTTCACTTCGGTGACGATGCCCTGGAACACCTGGTCTCCGCTCTCACCGAACCGTTCCTGGAACTTCCGGCGTAATTCTTCCATTTCCTTGCTCATGCCTTGATGCCGATTTCAACGGTGCGACGACCGCCACCTGTCCCGAAAGACGTTTCCACGCTTTCGATGAAGTAGTCGCCGCTCCGTTCGTTATATACTTTGTCCTCGATGCTTGCAACGCCTCCCGGAAGGGCGTAGGGAAGCAGGAAGGTTTTTATCTTGCCCCGGTAGCCGTCGAAGCTGTACCGTTTCAGTTCCTCCTGGGCCAGCGTCTTCAGTTCTGCGGCATCTTTTACATCGTAATAGTAAAAGGTGCGTGTCTCCCCGCCGTCCTCGCCCAGCTCGCCTTCTATCTTCGTGCCATCCTTGTAATAGCAAACGGCCTTCACTTTCAGTTTGACATCCTCGGCCAACTGGTATTTCAACTCATCGTCACTGATCACGTTCTCACGGAGGACGTATTTCACCGTTTCGCCTTTCACGTCGTTGGCCTTGCCGACATTCAGTTTGCCGTCAATGTCAAAGTAAGCGACCAGCCCGTATTCCTTTTTCAGCAGTCCGAGCACCCAGCTTCCGGGTTTATTGTTGATGACGAAGTTCTTTAGTGTCAGGTCAACGATATTTCCCATTTGAACACCCGTTAGAACAGTGTTCAAACACTCTTTGAGCGTCGTTTCTTTCTTGCTGAAAACGCAGTTCAGAAAGCGAAGCTTGTAATATTCATCCTCGCATTCGATCTCCAAGGGTACTTTATAGTTCAGCCGTTTCACGTAACCGACAAACTCGGTATTCAGCGAACCATCGTAGCCTAACTTTATTTCCACCTTGTCGCCCACCTTGACCACCTGGGCCGTCTCGATATGCGTAGGCGGCTCACCGGCATGTTTCAGCACCGCCGTCACCGGAACTTTAACGGTAGCGGTGGCGGCAAGGTCATACAGGCTTCTTTTAATCTTCACGTCGTGGACCGACTTGAAGGATACCGAACCGATTTTAATTTCACAGCATAATACAAACATATCACTCCAGTATTAATTCAAAACTCCGGTCGGTGACCAGTTCCATCGTAAACACCTGGGCCGTTTCGCAGCCTTTCATTTCGGCAAAGTCGATGCTTTTTATCACAACCTTGTCCTCTTCATCCAGGAAGATGTCCGTCAGGGCGCATTTCAGCGTAACCGACTCGTTGATGTTATACAGTTCTGCCAGATCACCGAGCTGGCTGTCAGGAAAATCCACATCTAAACAGACTCCGGCGATGCGTATGTCGTAATCGTCCACAGAGATCAGTTCCTTGACCGTCCCCTTACGCCCGACCATCGCCGTCTCGACAATCGTCTTTTTGCCACGTATGGAGATAACGGCGTTCGGTATCTCGTATTCCGTACCCTTGTGCTCCAGCACCACCGGCATGAAATACCAGCGGCCCTGCGCGTCCTTTTTGCGGAGGGTGGAACCGAAGTCGGAGTTCGTTTTCTCCGAGGCCTGTTCGCCGGGATATTCATACCCGTCACCTTTGTATTTGCCGGGTGCGTCCGGAATGAAGCCGCCGGGGTACGGCAGGCCTTTATAGCCGATTACGTTCAGCAGCATGTCACCCAGGCTGAACTGGCTGACACGCTTGAATGTTTGCGCTACTTCCTTAACCGTGTATTTTGTTGCCATACGCTATCCTTCCCCTAATTCCTCCAAAATGTTCATAATCTCCTGACGTATCGTGTCGCCGCCCTTTTGGTCGGTGTTGGCCACATGGATCACCACTTCATCACACACCTTGCCGATCTGAATGCTGCGCCCGCTGTCATTGTACGTCTGGCTGTTATCTGTCGTGAACTGGTTGTTCGTCTCGCGGATGTTCTCGATGTTATAAGCGTCGGAACGGTCCGGGGTCGGAATATCAGCGGCCTTCATGTCCGGCGCGGAAGCCAATACAACCGGAACGGCTACCGCAGCTGCGATTTTCCGGACGTTCTGCATGATGTCGGCAAGGTAGTTTGTTTCTTCACCGTCGTATGTTTGCGTCCGTTCGTCGATTTTGCCGGTAGCCGGGGCCGCACTGTTTAAAGGAACCGCTTTTCCGATAACCTGCGCAGCCGGGGCGGTCACTTCGGCAGCCTTCACCGGGATCATTACCGGTTCCAGTTTCCGGGTGGCGGCCGTGTATTCGGCCGTCTCGCCAAGATTGGCCGTAACCGATTCGTCATCCAAGCGGAGCGTAGCCGGTTTCTTTGTTCCCGTTTTCCCTTTGGAAACGGCACCGATCTTCTTCATCAGCGTGTCGAAGTCCGGCACGTTTGCGGCTGGAGATGTAACCGGCTCCGGAATTTCCGGCATCAGCCTGTTTGCGGCGTCGGTATCGTCCGGCTGCATGGAGGAAGCCCAACTGTCCCGTCCCGCCTGTTTGCCTTTTTCCCAGGCGGCAGAATAGCTACCACCTTGCAGGGTATTGTAGGCTACCGATACGGGGTTGGCACCCAATACGCCTTCGCCTATATCGGTGAACCCTTCCTTTGCAAGTCCGGCGGCCTCTTTGAAATTTCCTTTAAGTAAGCTGACAATGGCCGAGCAAACACCGCCTATACCGGACAACACCTGCTTGAACGGTTTCACGATGCTGTCAAGCAATGTCCTCCCGAACTCCTTTACCACTTCCCATACGCCAAGAACCACCATACGGAAGCCCTCGAACTTCTGCCAGCAATAGGTGACGGCACCGATAACGGCACCGATGGTGATTGCTATCAGTCCGATGGGCGAGGCTGCAAATGCGGCGTTGAGTGCCCATTGTGCGGCGGTCAGGCCGCTTGTGGCGGCGGTCTGTGCAATATCCAATACCTTTTTGATACCGCCGATAACGACCGCCTTTTGTGTCCAGGCGTAATTCAGGGCCATCGCAGCAGTCAGTATGCCCAACGTGGTGGTCAATCCGACAATAACAGGATTCCCTTCCTGGACCAGCGAATACCAACCGCCAAAGAATCCAATCACGGTTTCCAATACGGTGGACACACCGGAGAGCAGTCCACTGGCGACCGTCAACCCCGCACCGATAACAGGCAGCATCAATTCGCCTACCTCCGTACCGATATTCTTGAACTGGTTCCACACTTCGGTAACCTTCTGCATACTGTTTGCCGAATAGCCAAGCGCGGCGTCCGTCTCACCGGAGGCGTTCACCACGTCGTTCATGGAATCCGAGAGTTTACCTATATCGGACGTAAGGACAGCAAACGCGCTCTTCGCCTCCTTGTCCACCAGACCGATCTTTTCAAGGAACGAGGATTTCTGTTCATCGTTCAAACCGTCCATCACCCGTTGAAGGTCAGTGAATATGTCAACCACGCCACGTATCTTGCCTGTATCGTCGAACACGTCCACACCGGCGGCAGACAGCTTCTTTCTCACGTCCACCCTTCCCAATACCGAGAAGGCGTTTTCCATCAATGTGGCGGCACGTTCGGCACTCTGGCCCTTACCGGTCATGTAGGCGAACGTTCCGGCCACTTCCTTGTAGGCGATGCCGAGATTGTCGGCACCGGCGATCAGGTTCGGCATATAACGGGCGAAGTCTGCAAATTCACCCGCGCCCACACGCTTGGCGGCAAAGAAGGTGTCCAATACCTCAGCCGCCGTCGTATTCTCCTTGCCCACGATGGAAAGCGTCTGCGCCAATGCCGCCGAAACGGTGTCAAGGTCGGTAAAGCCGGCCTTGCTTCCCTTCAGGGCGGCATCCAGGATGGACAGTGACAGGTCCACGTCGTCCACCTGCGAGTTGATCGCTTCGAAACCTACCGGCGTGATCTGCACGTCCGTCTTGTTGTCGGCGGCGATCCGCTTCAACCGCTTCTTCAAATCCTCCAGCCCCGTTTCGTCCAACTGGGCGGTAATATTCACCTGGGCCATGTTTTCGTCAAAGCTCATGCCCGCACTTCCGGCCAGGCCGATGGCGGTCATTCCCGTGACAAGGGGGTTCTTCAACAAATTGGCTCCGGGTATCGCGTCAAAGGCTTCATCCGCCCATTTCTTGAACTTGCCGCCACCGGTGACCGTCTCCAGTTCCTCTATCTCATCGGTGAGCCGGGCAATCTCGCGGTTGTATTCCTTGATGGCCGGAAGATTGTCGGCGGGTATCCATTCCTTTTCGGCTTGCAAGGCATCGACCTTCATCTTCAGCGAGCCGATCGTATGGCCCGTGTCACGGCAAACGCTGTCCACCGTCCGGACCTTTTCCTGCACGCCGGAAAGGGTGGCCACGGTTTTATCCGAGGTCGCCGTAATGCTTCCCAGCTTTGCGCTGATCTGGTCACGTAAGGAGAAGATGTATTCTATCTTGTTTGCCATAATTTGCCTATGTTGTTAATAAAGTCATGTTTTACCCATTCGGCCATCCTGACCTGTAAGGCCCATTCCTCATCGCCGAGCGTTGACGGGTCGATGTGCAGCCAGTGGCGGATCAGCGCGTCCGAGAGGAACAGCCAGCCGGGTTTCTCCGCGACGGCCGTGCCGCTTATAGCTTTTTTAGCTCTGCCTCCTTGATGTCGATCAGTTCGCTCAATTTGGCCGAGACGCCGAGGAACAGCGCGTCATCCGTCTTGATCTCTTCGTCACCGGCCAGCCAGCAGTTGCGCAGCATGATCTCGTTATACTTCATCGGGTCATTCTTGCCGACAACGGCTGCCGCGCCAAGCGTTTTTCTGTCCGGACGTTTCAGGTAGGCCACTTTGTCGCCTACCGTCACACAGAACACGTCGCCGTGTTTCTTTTTCCAACTCTCTATCTGTTCGGGGGTGATTGTCTTTGTTTCTTCCATGATTATACTTTATTATGAGGGTTACACTACATTATATTCCACATCGCATGCGATGAAAGGCAGGGCGTGTTCACTGTACAGGTCACCTTCTTTCATGTTGTTCGGAGCTTCCGTGATGGAAGCGTTCACCACTTTGTCGGTCTGGACCACGCCGCTTTCCGACACGTAAGAGACAATGATGTCAAATTCCAAATCGGTAACGTCGTCATATCCCTTGGCTTTGGCGGCCGTTTGCATGGCGATCAGTTCCGACTGCAAGACGGTTATCGTACCCTCGTATTCCTTTTTGCCCATCTGTATGCCACGTGCCTTTTTACCGGAGGCAAACAGGAGTTCTTTTGCACGTTTAGACTTGTATTCGATTCCACGAATACCATCAACTGGCTTGCCTAAAAGAACGACAGTCACGGTTGTCCAGTCATATTCCTTTGAATTGAATGTTGCCATTATTTACTTTTGTTATAGGGGTTGTTAAACGATAAGTCCACATTGATTTCCTTCAGAAGAGCGGTCGGTACGACTTTCGCCTGTATATTCAGTTTATTGGTCGAGATCAAATCCTGCTTCGGGTCCACGTATGCGGTAAAGCCGGAGATTTCCCCTTCCATGTTCACGTTGATGTTACGGACAAGCATCTGTTCGTAATACTTGCACATCGGAGTCGGTATCTGGCCGGTTTCCGGATCAACGGAAATGCTGTCCATGATTTCGTCGATGTATGTCTTGTAACAGATCACCAACGCTTTTTGGATAACGCGCGTAAGGCTCAGGCGATGGTAGTCGTCCGTCGTTGCCACGGCGGTCGGATCGTCGTTCAGGTAATAGCCGTTCTTGCCGATAAACGTGCGGTAGAAGATATACCCGGCATCATGCAGGGTGTTCCAAAGGCTGTAGTCATCTTCCGGTTTCTTGCCGTCCGTCAGCCATCCTTCTGCAGCGATGCTTCCGTCACGGACACGGGCCAGGGAGATATTGACCGCACAGGTCGCCAACCGGCCAAGCACCTGGCCGATGGCGGCCGAATAGAACTTGCCGTTGCCAACTTTTCCGTCAGAAGCCAGCACCACCGATACGCTGTCCTGGCTGCCTTCGCGCGGCTGGTACAATCCGGTCGTTTCACCGCTCCAGGCCAAAGCCGGAAGCAACACCACGAAGGGGGCGATTTTTTCCAGATAATTGCTTGCCACCTGTTGGGCGGCCGTTACCGCCGTTACCACGTCCGGATCGATACACTTTGTAATCTCCGGCTCATAGTCCGCTCCCGGATTGACATTGATACCGACCAGGCGGATACGTCCGGCGGCGGAATCAATCAGCTTTCGGAGCGGTGCGCCATCGTCCATCGCGCAGATTTCCGTCAGCGTCTTGTCCTCGTCCACAACCAGCAGGTGCAGTTCCGCACCGTCTCCGGCGGCCGTATAAAAGGCCATGATGTCTTTATAGAGCAACGGGTTGTTATCCTTTGTGATGCCGTATTTCTTCAAATCGGAGGTGCCGGCAAGGATATACACTTTGTCAAGTGCCAACTTGGTATCGACCGCCTTTCCTGAAAGGATCAGCCCGGAGATACCGTCGTCCGACAGGGTGACGGTACCGATATTGCCGTTACCCAGCGTTATATTTACATTTGGTAAACTCATATTAATTGCGTTTTAATAGTTTTCGAACACCTTTCAAACCGAGCAAAAGAGCCAAGAGTGAAAGCGATAGTTTCCCGGTCCGTATCCATGTCTCCTGCCACCAGGTAAGGCGGTTCACTTCCACCTCGACCTTTACTTCTTGCGGCACATAGATGATTGAATCCTTTCCGGGAACATAGATTGTATCGGGTGCGGCTTTCGCCTTGTAGTCCAGCTTCCCGTCTTTGAAGGACAGGTCGGTTTCCATTGTCCTGCCTTTCAATTCTTCCACCTGTCGCATAAGAACCCGGCCTGTGCTATCACACTCGAACAGGGCGGACATCAGCGCGGAGTCCGGGGAAAGATAGATGGGTACCAGCCTGTCCCTCACGACCGGCTCAGGCACCGGTAGGTTCGCGGGCGTGCCCTTCGACATCTTCGGCCCGGCGCAACTCGCCCAGCACAGGGCAAGCGTTAGTATGATCAGCAAAAGGGCAGCGGTTCGCCTTTTCAACAGCCCGGCGAAGCCGTGCCAGTTCCTTCCGTATCGCATTGATTTCTTTCTTTAATGGTTCGACGACCTGCTCCATCAGGATGGACATCGCTTCTTTGACATTCGCCAATTCGTCGCCGCGTGTGTCCACCTTGGAGGCTTCTACCTGCGCACGAAGGCTGTCGACCTCAGCGTCGTACTTCTTGCGCAGGAGTTTAGCCGTAAGCCACGAGCTTAACGGTGCGGTTATAATTGCGGCCACCAATGAAATGATCTCTAAAGGTCCCATCCTGATTTTACAAGCGTTTTATTCTTTGTTCAACAACTCCCAACCGGCTTCCACGTCCGGCATGACCGCCGGGATGCCGTTTTCCACCTCGCTGATGGCGGCGGCAAGGGCGCACATCGTCCCTTTGTCGTCCACGTCCGGGACATACGTCGTCGGTACCTGCATCTCCCGGCATACGCGGGTGATGTAACCGGATGTGTTGTTCTCCGTCCGTGGTGCCCAACGGTTGATGAAGTCTGCAACTGTTTGCAGGCCGTGTTTCCGGCGGTAGTTCTGCAGCAACCTGATTAAAGCGCGGTAACCGTGCGCCATATCCTTGAACTCCTCAAAAGCGGCGTCTTTCTTTGCGCCGGCGGCGATTTCACCTTTCCAGTCGGTAGCATCCGAATTACGGATGTTACCGGGATTGTTATTCCTGATTCCTCTGGGTGCCATGTGCTACCTCCTTAACCGGCTTTCGGTGCCACATAGTCCGACATGACGGCCGCCATCGCGTCTTTCTTCTTCGGCAGTACGATGAAGTAATGGCGGAAGTTCACGAGGCTTCGCTGGTTCAACGGGTCGGTTTTCGCTTCGCTGTAGTACATCTTCGTGCTGCCCGATGCCTTGAACACTCGTTTGGTGTGGAAGGCGACGGATGCCTGGTATTCATTCGCTTTAGCCGCTGTACCGAAAGCGACCTTCGTACCGGCCGCCGCGTAAACCGGATTGTCCGAATACTCGTACACCTCAAACCCATACAGGTTGGCAATCTTGCCGGTCGTATAGTTGTAATACTGGTCCTTGAACTTCTGGTCGGTCATCAGCAGGTCGTTCACATGATCCGAACACAACACCAGGCGGCGTCCCTGTACGGGGATTTTCAGTTTGTCGAATTTGTCCTTCAGGGTGATAATGTCCTTCACCTGCAGGCGGCGGCGTCCGCTTTCTCCGTCCACGAGTTCACCGGTTGTTTTCAACACCGGTGTCTTGGCCGCATCCTTGTCCGGGGCCAGTGCATGGATCGCCTTGGCGTATTTCTTCTCCTTGATGGCATCCGCATGGCGTTCCTTCAGGCTGGCCATCTTGTCGTAAGAGGACGCATACAGTTCGTCATCCGTCACCGGGGTCGGCTTGGTCTGGAACTTGTCAAGCGAGAACACCGCGTCATTATCGGTGATTTCCTGTACTTCGAGTGGATAGGTCGTATTATTGACCAATACTTCCGGATCGCCTCCGACATCGATCATGTGAATCACGTCGTTCTCGGCATACTGTGAATAATCAGGCAGGCCGTCAAGGAAGGTCGCCACATCCCCGGCGCGAAGTGTTTTAATCAATTCCCCGGTCCACACCTCCGTCAACACTCCTTCGCAAAGTGCGCCGGAAGGCATGAAGGGACCGGCCGCCAATGATACGCCGACGGCGGTAGCGGCTCCGGCCGTGGCCGGTACGCCCACAAGGGCGGCCATCATTACGCCCATTATCGCGTTAAACAGCAGGGCGGTAATCGCTTTTAATCCGAATTTTGTCTTCATCCGTTCTTTCGTTTTTGTTGATTAATAATTGGGACAGTCCACGCCATATTCGGCCTTGTACAGCTTCATGTAGGTGGATTTGTCGTTGTTTCTAAGTTCCATCATCTTATCGGCCGGTACGTCCGACAGCTTCTTGTATTCCGAAGCGGTACCGCCACCACCTGCCGGGCGGATGATGTCCGTCGGCTTCTGCGCCGGGTTCATGGCCTCGAACGTCAGCTTCAGGCTTTCCAGCCCTACCTGCTTGCCGAGTGCGATAAAATGATCCTTTTTCTCCGCCGTGATACGACGCTCGGTAATGGCGCTTTCCACGGCAGCCGTGATACCGGTCAATTGCATTTGCTCCTTTTCCTGTCTCAATTGCTCGTTGGCTGTCTTGTAGCCCAAAAGCACTTCGATCGTGGAAAGGATTTCTGTTTCCGTTGCCGTTTCCGGCAAGCCCAGTTTGAGGGCGATCGCTTTAAAATCCATCTTTTCGTCTGGTTTTTGAGTGTTATTAATAAGCAGCGGGAGGCTTTCCGATTCCTCGCCGGCCGCCAGTTTCAATTCTTTCCCCTCGGCGTTCAATATGAGCGGTAACGCGTTGTCATTGCCACCGATGTCCACCATGCTGACCTCGGTCAGCTTACTGCGGGTGACGGTTGCGCGGTACTGGCCCGGCTTGACAAGTTCCTGGGCGTCGCTGTATTCAAGTACGTCCACATTGGCACTGGCCATACGCAGCGTGCCCTTTTCCCATTGCGCTTTCGCCTGTTTGCTCTCTTCGCGCACTTCATCAAACCAAGGCTCTCCGGTCACACGACCGCCCTCCTTCTTTACATCCTTGATGCAGCCGATGATCACGCCGCGCCAGTGCATCCATAGCAGCACGGGGTTCTTCTCGTATTGGGAGATGTCCATGCCCGCCGTACTGATCCATGTGCCGTAGCAGTTGACCGACTCATCGCTGATTACAATTCGTTTTGCCATTCCTTTTTATCGTTGATATGTCGCAAACTTACACTCCATTAATGGGGTCCAAAAAAATCTCCCCAACTTTTGGGGACTTTTCCCCAAGCATTAAAGGCTTGTCCCCAACCGTTGTGCCGTTTGTTGCTACCGGACGGCTTTCTTTACATTTTTGCCGAAAAACAAACCATTTTACTTATGGCGTTATCAAAAAGGAACTGGAAAAGACAAAGGAGCTCGCAAGGCTTTATTACCTGAACGGGGACACGCAAAAGCTGGTGGCCGAAAAGGTCGGTGTCTCGCGCGTCACCGTAAACAAGTGGGTGAGCGAAGGAGGGTGGGACGCGCTGCGCACTGCCAAATCCATCACCCGGAAGGAACTGGTCGCAAAAATCATGCGGAAAGCCGACGAACGGCTGGAAAGCGGGGAAATGACTGCGGACGAAATGGCGAAGCTGGCGGCCAGCATCGAGAAGATAGACAAACGGACCAATGCGACAACCATCATCGAAGTATTGACTTTGTATAACAACTGGCTGGTATCACGCACCCAGATAGACAAGGAACTGACGGTCGATTTCCTTAAAATGACCAACCGGTATCAGGATACGTTCATCGCGGAACAGGTTTCTGCCGAAAGTCCGGCTCTATAATATAAAATGTATATGGCGACACAACTGAACCAGAAAGAAGCATTAAAGAGGTGGAAACAGCTTTGTGAAACGATCCAGAACTTCTCCACCGTCAACGCTGCCGAGACGAAGGCCGAGCAATTGAAGCGTATCGACCGGGCGCGGAAAGACTACGCCTACTTTGTGGAGTATTATTTTCCGCATTATTGTACGGACAGCGAGACGGGCAAGGTGATCCCGTCAGCACGGCATCATATCGAGGCGGCAAAGAAGATCTTGAAACGCCGGACACTGAAAGCCGTGTTCAAATGGGCACGCGGGCAGGCTAAATCCACCCACATGGACGTAATGATACCGATGTGGCTCATGGCGCAGAAGCGGCGTGAGATAAATGTCATGGTATTGGTGGGTAAGTCGGAAGATTCCGCCTGCACCCTGCTCGGCGACATACAAGCCGAACTGCAATACAACAAACGCTACACGCACGACTTCGGAACCAAATACAATGCCGGTAATTGGCAGGACGGCGAATTTGTCACCTCCGACGGCGTGGCCTTCTTCGCCCGTGGCCGTGGCCAGTCGCCGCGTGGCCTCCGTTACCGGAACCGGCGACCGGACTACATCGTTATCGACGACTTGGACGATGACGAACTGTGCGAGAATGACAGCCGGGTGCGCAAAATAACCGGATGGGTGAAAGAAGCCCTTTTCGGGGCGTTCGGTGCCGAAGGCGGGCGGTTTATCATGGTCGGCAACCTGATCAGCAAGTGCAGCGTATTGGCGAACATTGCCGCGTCAAAAGGCGTGGAGGTCAGCCAGGTGAATGTCATAGACAAGCACGGCAGATCAGCCTGGCCGGAATATTGGACGGCGGAGCGTATAACCGAAAAACGCGAGTTCATGGGGTACAGGGCTTTTGAAAAGGAATATATGAACAACCCCATCAAAGAAGGTACCGTATTCCGTAAGGACTGGATCAGGTTCAAAAAGATACTGCCGCTCGATAAGTACGATGAAATTGTCGCCTACTGCGACCCCTCGTTCAAAGGCTCGACCAAGAACGACTACAAGGCCATCAAGGTATGGGGAAAGGTCGGAACGGAACTGCATCTGCTGTTCGCCTTTGTCCGGCAATGCTCCGTGGCCGAGATGGTACGCTGGTTCTACGACCTTCACGAACGGCTGCCGGAAGGGGTGATCTGCAAATACATGATCGAGGCGAATTTCCTGCAGGACACCCTGCTGGATGATTTCGAGGCGGAAGGCAACCTGCGCGGATACCAATTGCCCATACAGGCCGACAAGCGGAAGAAGCCGGACAAGTTCCAGCGTATCGAGGGTATATCCCCGCTATGGGAACGCGGCTTTGTCTTTTACAACGAGGACTTGCAGAACGATCCCGATATGCTGACCGGAATCGAACAGACGCTTTCCATAGAAAAAGGCAGCAGCACGCACGATGACGGTCCCGACGCGGATGAAGGGGCGATCTATGTTTTGCAGAAGCATTCAAGAGTACAGAAGTTTAAACCGAGCATCGGCATACGCCGGTCTCCTAAAAATAGTTGGTAAGACATGAAACAGTTTATTAAAGACATTATCCTGAACTATCGGATCAGGCGTGCCATTAAGTTGGCGGAAGAGTTATCCAAAGTAAGCAAACGGAAATACCTGGTCCTTCAGGTGGCCGGTGTGCCGAAGGTATATTCCAAACAGGAACTGAAAAAGATGATCGCCGGGCGCAAGTTCCGAAAAGGTACGACCATCCAGGACTTGGAAAAGCGGGCCATTGTCATAACAGGTCCGGAGGCAACGGAGGTAACGCACGAAACGGCAGACCTCGCAATATACCGTGGTAATAGTAGAACCGTAAAACGTTTATTATAACCGGTATGTTCCTGACAGAAGACGATTATATAGTGGCCAGCAGTACCGCGCTCGGCGTATTGCAGCAAAGTTCGGAGGAGAAAAGGAATACGGCGGAGCGGATGGCGGTCGAAGAGGTCTCCGGCTACCTGCGCAGCCGGTATGACGTGAAGAAGATATTCGCCGCCACCGGTGGTGAACGTAACGATGTGGTGGTGATGCGGACTTGCGACGTGGCACTCTACCACCTTTCCTCCTGGCTGCCTAACCGGATGGGGCACGAGATCCGGAAAGAACGCTACGAACTGGCATTGAAATGGCTGGAAGGCGTGCAGGCCGGAAAGATAACGCCCGACCTTCCGACCGTGGCCGGGGAAGATGGTGAGGAGGATGTGAATAACCCCATGAAGTGGGGTTCGGAGAAAAAGAATACTTATATATGGTAAGCTATGGCAAAAAGAAATAGGAACAACGCCGATATGCGGATCGGCAGTTTCAACCTGGCATCCGCCCGTGACCGCAAACGTATCCAGTCAATGACCGTTGAACTGAAACTGCAGGCGGATGCGCTCACGCAAAAGGATATGCGCTCCTGGCGTCAGGCGTGGCAAACCGCCATCGACATCGAAAACCCGCGCCGTGGAAGGCTGTACGACATCTACCGGGACGTGGAGGTGGACCTGCACCTTGGCGGTTGCGTGGACCAGCGTAAGGGATTTGTCGAGAAGAAAAGTTTCAAACTGGTGGACGCCAAAGGCAAGCAGGACGATGTGGCCACACGATTATTGGAAGCCGCCTGGTTTAAGGACCTGATCGGCTATATACTGGATTCCCGCTATTGGGGCCACTCCTTGATACAATTGGGAGATATAATTACCGTTGACGGAGAAATGCGTTATACCGGTATCGAAGTGGTCAATCGCAAGCACGTAATCCAGGAGTACGGCGTGATTATCCGGGAACAGGGTGACGAATGGCAAACCGGCATTCCTTACCGCGAAGGACCGATGGCGGACTGGGTGATTGAGGCGGGGAAACCGAAAGATTTGGGCTTATACCTGAAAGCGGCCACGCAAACCATCCCCAAAAAGAACATGCTGGCCTATTGGGACCAGTTCGGGGAAATTTTCGGTATGCCTATCCGTATCGCCAAGACAACGGCACGCGACCCGAAAGACCGGAGCCAGATAGAAAACATGCTTTCTTCAATGGGAGCGGCGGCCTGGGGGCTGTTTCCGGACGGAACCGACATCGACATCAAGGAAACCACGCGGGGCGATGCCTTCAATGTGTACGATAAACGCATCGACCGCGCCAACTCGGAATTATCGAAAGGTATTCTGAACCAGACGATGACTATTGACAACGGCAGCAGCCTTTCCCAGTCGGAAGTCCATCTGGAGGTATTCGAGAACGTGGTGGAAAAGGATGCTGACTTGGTGAAGGACATCGTGAACGACCAACTGCTTCCGCGCATGGTGAAGCACGGCTTTCCGGTAAAGGGACTGCATTTTGAGTGGGATAACTCCATCGACTACACGCCGGAGCAGCAGTTGGAATATGAGAAGATGATCCTTGACCGGTTCGAAGTCGATCCCAAATATCTTATCGACAAATACGGCATACCCATTACCGGGGTGAAGAAACAGCCGGAACAGGCAGCTTTGGCACGCCCTTTTTTCGATTAGGCCCCGCCGATTATGCGGGGCTGCATGGTCGTATCGCCCGGCTGTACAATACAGATTCCATACAGTTGGCCGCCGAAGATTATCCGGACACCTCCGGCATTGAATCCGCATTCGAAAAGGCGATGAAGTGGCTGCACGGCAAACGCATTTTCGGGGCAGGTATGCTTGGCGAGAAGCCGGTGCGCCGGTTGATCGAAGAGACGGCCGTCTACCTCTCGAAAGGTATTGAACGGGGTATTGTGGAGGAACAGCCGTCGGAGGCAATGGTATCCAGCCTCCGGGAAAGTGCCGGGGTATTCTCCGGCTTCAAGACGTTCCACGAAATGAAGGAAGCAGCGGGCCTGTTGCTGGACGAAAAGGGTGGTCTAAAGCCGTTTGAACAGTTTTCAAATGACGTTCAAAAGATAAACGACGCTTATAACAAGCATTACCTGAAAACGGAATACAACTTTACCGTTCAAAGCGCGCAGATGGCCGCACGCTGGGAGGACCAGCAGGACGATGGCGGTGGGCGTTACCTGCTGCAATACCGTACCGCCGGGGATAAAAAAGTGCGTAAGGCCCATCAGGAACTGGAAGGTATCACGCTTCCGGCTTCCGATCCGTTTTGGGACAAGTATTATCCTCCGAACGGTTTTAACTGCCGTTGCACCGTTCAAAAGGTACGTGCTGCCAAATATTCGGCTACCGACGGCAAGGAAGCCATGGAAGCCGGCGACAAGGCGACTGAGAGCAAATACGCCGAGATGTTCCGCTTCAACCCCGGAAAACAACGGGCGGCTTATCCGGCTTACAACTCGTACACGGTAAAAAAGTGTGCCACCTGTAAAAAGAACGGGCTGAAACTGGCGAAGATACCAAGCAACGAACTTTGTGCGGCGTGCCCGATTATCCGAGAGTGCGCCGGTGACATCGCCAAATCACAGGCGGCCATCGAGCGCAAACATTACCTTCGGGAAATGCAGCCGCTACTGAAGAAAAAGGTCACACTGGAGATGGATGGAGTAAAAAGAAATATTGGATTCCGGAAAGAAGGCAACAAACATCTGTATAGTGATTCTTTCGGTCGTTCGTCGGCTTTGCGCCGGGAACATTTGGCTACACTGGATAAGGTATTGGCAGAATCCACCTATGTAAAATCGTCTGATTCGCTCAGTCATGAAAGAAAAGATGACATTCGACGGTTTCACTATTTTGAAGGTAAGATTGACGGGAAAACTGTTTATCTGAATGTTGCGGAATTGACCGGCATAGACGAAAAGGGGAAAGTAAAAGTTAAATACTTTCTTTATTCCATTACAGATCGGATTAGATAATAAAAAAGCACCAAGCGGCGACCACTTATGCCATACGCAAGGTCGGCCCACACGCCCAATGCTTTTATATTGCAAATATACGACTAATAATTTAAAACCCAATCTTATGGATGCAGATTTTAAGAAAGAAGTCATTGACAGGTCACTGGAAGATATAAAGGTCGAGTTTGATGAAGAATTTGACCGGAACTTCGAGCGAAAAGCCTTCTTCGACGAAAAAGAATGGCCCGAAAGGAAATTCGACGACGGGGTCGGTTCACTCATGCAGCGCACCGGCGGATTACGCGGCAGCATCCGCAGCCGGAAGCGACGGGATGAACTGGTCTATTCATCTTCCAAACCCTACGCCCGTATTCATAACGAGGGTGGAGAGATTCGGGTTACCAAGAAGATGAAAGGCTGGTTCTGGCATAAACTGAAAGAGACGCAAGACCGGTACCAGTATAAAAAAGACGGTGAGAAGCGCAACAACAAGCGGAACCGACAGCTATCCGACAAGGAAGAGTTCTACCGCGCTATGGCCCTAAAGAAAGTCGGATCGGTTATCCGGATGCCCGAACGACGATTTATCGGTACAGGCCGCACGACTGACCGGATTATCCGCGAGATTACCGAACAGAATTTTGAGGAATATTTAAAACAACATCCAATCATAGACAAATGAGAAAGATTTTATACCGCGAACTAAAGAAACGCCTGTCACGCCTTTTGCTGGCCGACGGTGGCAATATCGTATTCGCATCGGAAGAACGTATCAAGCAAATGGTAGAAGCCGGAGAAACGCCCGATTGCGCCATTAAACATATCGGGTTATGGAACCGGCAGGTGGAGTTCATCGGGCAGGAAGAACACTTTCCCCTTCCCGCCGTTTTCGTCGAGTTCGGAAAAATGTCCTGGCGGCATCAGCAGGGAGGTTTGCAGGATGCCGACCTGACTATCGGGTTACACGTCTTGACGACGGCCATGCCGGAAGGCTACGACGGCGAAGAGTTCCATCTGGATTTATTGGATAAAATCAACCGGTGCCTACACGGTTTCACCGGCGATTATTGGGGAGCGTTCAAGCGGTCGGCATCCATACCTTGCCACGATCATGAAGAAATATTGGATGATACGGAAGTCTATCAAACGCTTTTGTATGATGATTCGGCAGTGAAGAAATTAGTCAAATGGCCGGTACCGCCTGATATTGACACCCGAATGCGTAAACTCTGATCACCCGAAAAGTGAAAGCTGTAAATCGTCTTTCCGGGCCAGTATCTTCGGATTGGCGGCGGCGTTGATATAGTTATAAAAGGTGTTTTCCGAAATGCCGTAAATAGGATGTATATAACGCCGCCAAATCTCACGGTTCGATAGTCCGGATTTGGCGTATTCGTCATAGATGGCATTCACCTCGATGACGCGTTTTGCGTAGGAACATCCTTTAGGCTTCATATTCTTGCTATTACTTTAATTGCAAAAGTACAAAAAAGTCATTTTCAAAAGAAACAAAAGGCGGGATTGTTTTACACTTCCCGCCTTTTGACAATATTATTCGGTTACTTTCCCGATTCTAACTGTTGTAACCGTTTCAGGTGATAAACTACTGCCTCGAAAAATTCAAGGCTTCTTTTAGCTCCCTGTTTGGACGCTCTACTTCTTAATCGTGGAACCTGTTCTTTTATTGATTCCGCTGTACCCTCTGCATCTTTGATACATTGGGCTACGCTTGGAACTAAACCTATTTGATTTACCATTGTTCTGTTCATTCTCTTTCCTCTTGATAAATATATTCTCCTGATAATAATAACACGGGTTCTGTTTTTCCCATCACCCATTCGCCACGATTATTGCTTTCTCCTTTCGGAGGATGGACTATCCGATGAACACTGCCAGGGGTCAAACCGGAAAATTCGCTTCCGACAGCCATACAGCGAGTAACTTTTACAAAAGCCGCTTTTTTAACACCTTTACATTTCTTCATTTTATATAGGTCAGCCTCTCGAATTTCGATAGTTCCTAACCTATATGATTTACCGGTCAAACCACACTTTCTGCATTTATATATATCGTGTGGTTTTTTCTTTCCAAGGGTTACAAGATTCTCTTTCTCCCACTCGTGACCGCCTTCCGATAAATTAAAAGTATCCATATTTATACATCTTTACTTCGTTCATAAATCGGGCACTGCCCTTTATACCTACATTCACCCCGGCTGGCTTCTTCATGTCGCCGGTGCCATTCTTCCCAATCCTTCACTCTGTCGGCGGTTAGGAACGCGACCAGCTTCATGCAGCAAAAGCCACGTTCCTTCTGTTTGCCGTCGTGGAATTCCACTAAACCATTACCTTTCGGTGTCATTCTACTTTCTCCACATAAATCCCCACCAACGCCGACAAGTCCTGATAAACCGCCTGTCCGGTATCACGGGTACAATGGTAAGTTATACCGTTCTGTGAATAATACTTGCCGGAGAACAGCTCCATGTTATTGTTGTACGGTATCGGATCGTCCTGAGTTCCGGCGTGGTCCTCGTTGATTTCTTCGTAAAGAGCGGCGGTATCAATGCCGGGAGGTTGGTTCTTCAGAACGGTTGCTATGTCCTGACGCACCCGGTAGAGATGACCGTCGTATTGGACGCGAAACTTTGCCTTCAGCGGTTTACCTATAAAATCATTCCATTCCGGATGCAGTTCTTTCACGGTAAGCGCGTCGGTATTTGTAAGATCGGTATTGTTGATGGTCATACGGGCGAAGAGGACGGCCTGTTGTTCCGGGGTTTTCTTCTCGGAGACAATGGCGGCACGAACTTCCTCCAGCGTCATGGAGACGGGCACCGGATAGCCTTCCTGGAAGTTTATAGCGGTCAGAACTTCGATGCTTCCAGCCTGACTGATGGCTTCCAATTGGTCTGTGATGTTTTTGTGGCAATCTCCATAATTGGCCAGTATTCTACCGGCAACAAACAACGCTTCGATCGGGGCGACTTCCACCACGCCGTCATCGGTTATGAGGGGCATAGAGGCAGCACCCTCTTTCACCGCCTGTTCCGCTTGGCTACGCAACAGAAGTATGCCGCTTCTCTCCAGTGTGATATTCTTTGCGTCCAGCACGAAACTACCCACGGCCTCCTCACCACTGCACCATATAGACATGACCGACTTCACGTCTGTCAGGTCGGGTTTAAACGGGAAAGTTTCTTCCATATAGTTGATACCTTTCACCTTCCCGTCCTTATCGGCGGGATTGTCCTGTACGTCCCAGCGAACGTTCCACTTGTTCTGATCGGCGTTAATGCACTCGAAGAGCGATACGCCTTTGGTTCCTTGTACTCGTTTCATTTTGATTCCTCCATTCTTTTTAAGACAATTCCAATAGCTACCATTGATATTCCCAATTCCATTCCTTTTCTCTGTTCCTCCATTACTTCCATAGGGAAAGATATAGGTTCGGAAAGCATCTGCTTCCACAACTCATCAGAGAGTTGGGTACCACCTAAATAGGCTGCTGCTTGAACTGTATTCTTATCCAGTTCTATTACAACTTTAACTTTTTCTTCCATGATTGATTATTTTTGATTGTTTTCCGGCACATAAGCCGCTACATACGTTGTTACTTCACATGATACGATTACCCGGCCGGAGCCTTTACACTGTGGGCAAATCGCACCCTCTTTCATACCCTTGCCTTCGCAGACTTTGCAAGCCACGATGTGCGGAGGGATTGTCTTTTCCCGTTTGGGAACTGAAACATTCGCGTCAGTTGGCTGCTGTGCCTCCGGTTGACGCTTTTGTTGTTTTCTTCTGAATCGTTCTAAGATGTTGTTCATATCTGTTCCGAATTATTTGTTATTTACCGGTTTTATCCGCTTGCCAGTCGATTGTAACGACGGCCTTCAGACGTTTATGCCCTTTACACACGGGGCACTCTTGTTTGATGCGTTCCCTGAACTCGTCCGTCCCCCAGAACCAACCATTGCCGTGGCAATAAGAGCAGGGGATACCGCCAAACTCTACCCGTTCAAGGGGATGCTCTTTCAGAAAGAGTGGCGGTTGAATCAATAGTGCGTGTTGCTGTTTGCTCATGCCTCCGTCATACCTAAAGGAATACACACCCAGGCACCGTTCTCATTCTTCACCTCAGCGCGGATAAACTGTTTGCTGATGGCAGGCTGGTAGGCCTCTTCAATGATCTGAACGCCCTCCATGAAGCGTTCCGATCCGGTCTCTTCGGCAATCTTGCGAAGCTGAACCACACGACTTGCCTTCAGGGTTCCTTTTGCGTCACGGGCCAACAGACGGAGCACCATTTTTACGAGGGCTTTCGTCTTTTCGTCACTGGCCAACCCCTCGATATATTCCTTCACGATGGCGATACCATCTTCTACTGTGTCACGATACCCGTCGGTCGTATAAACGCCAACGGTGATGCGTTTGTCTCCGGCTGAGTTTGTGAAGGTGTCCGAACGCTGGCCGTCCTTTTTCAACTTCAACACCTCGGCTTTCATATCGATCACACGACGAAACTCATCTAATACCCATTCTTTTGCGACCTTGATACGACCACTGACCGATTGCAATTCCGGAATCGTCTGTTCGATGGTTTCGTCCACCAATTCTTTGTACGCTTCCCGGTCGCGCTTGGCCTGTTCCTTGGCCTTTTTCTCGGCCTGGGCCGCTTTGAACGCCTCATACTCCTGCTTTTCTTCCACCGTCATTTCGACTGTCTGTTTCTTCTCTTCCATGATGTTGTTAATTTAATTGTGAATAATCTGTATTCTTTTCGTTCTCTTTCCTCCGGATGATCCGGAGTTTGATAGCCACTGTTTCCAGTTCCTCGGTTGTCAGGCGGATAAACTTCTTACCGGCAATTCGAGGATTCAGGCAGTAGGCATCCACCCGGTTCCAATCGGTTGTGTCGATACCCTGCTTTTGCATCAGCTTCAGTACCGTGGAGCGTTTCCGGCGAAGTTCTTCGCGATAGATTTCGCGTGCCTTGTAGCTTTTATCCATCTGCTGCATAGCTTCGCACATGGCATCGTATTCTTTCGACGTCATTTCCCGGAGCGATTCCGTGCGGCCTCCTGTGTACTGGCTGACCAGCGAGGCTTTCAATTCCTCCCGGTCTGCCGTGGGCAACCGGTTCAAAAGGACGTAAAAACGTGCATAGTTACGTGTCATTCGAAGTCCTCCTCTTTAAGTCCGTATTCTGCATTCAGCGCGTCGTGTGAAAGCCTGGTAAGGCCTTCCGACAGTTCAGTAAAGATGAAGGACTGGTCACAGAAAGAAAAACCTTCCGCCTTTTTAATCGCGTAGTTCAAAATTTCTTCAATTATTTCGTCCATGATTTTATTATTTAGGTTCTTATTTCATTGAATACTGGGCAGCACCTTCCTCCCATATTATATAAGAATTGCCCGGCTGGGTGATAAATCTCCCCTTGCTTATGGCCCGGAAGCCCCGGACAAATATTTTCATATCCGCGTCGTAAGCCACTTTTTTAGCCGCACGTCCTTCCGGCTTTTCACCCTCGCAGTGACTGACAAAGATTAGTAATTTGTTCCGGTGCTTTTCCTTGAGCGTCTTATAGGAGGCATAAGTCAATCCGGTATATTGAAAACTATCTATTATTACTGCGTCCGGACTCCGGCGTTTTAAAAGGCGTTCGCTCAGTTCGTCCATCGGTTCTCGGTCTAACACCTTAAACTTACGGTTAACCTCTTCCATTCGTTCTCGGTTCAGCGTGTTCTGGAATGAAAGGCCGGTGCTTTCCTCCAGGCTATCGTAAGCAACCGTACACCACTTGCACAGATATTTAGCCAACTGCATGACAAAACTGCTTTTTCCGTTACCGCTTTCACCCCAAATAATCCATACCCCGGTTCGGTCAGGGTGCCCGAAGGCGGCTTCCCATTCCCCCTCAAAGGGGAAACTGGGAATGTTCATCTGTTGTATCTCTGTCGGGGAATAGGCTCGTTTCATGCTTTTACCTCCTTTACGGCCACCTGGCATCGGGTAGCGTTTACTATTTTGTTTGCCAACTCTAAATTCTCTATCTCTATCACGATCAATCCTTCCGTTCTTGCCCGGCGTACTCGAATATCACACGGATATTCACCCTCGTTCCAAAGTAGCAGTACGTGGGCAGCATATTGCGGCTCCATACCCAATTGGAATAGTTTTTTCATCATTGCGCTACCTCCTTTCTTAACTTTTCTATCTCGGTATAGACCCGGCGAAGACTTCCTCCGGTACGATTTACGATCTGCATAATGTCGTTACGATCCGGAGCGTTAACCTTGACCACCATAGCAGCCTGCGCCTTTAAGAATACTTCACGTTCCTTGCCGTCATCCGGTGTTACCTTGCTGAATTTGTCGCCATAGCGAGAGAACATTTCTGTATAACCAATCTTTTCATTCTCGATAGAACGGGCAATTTTAGCGCGAAGTCCGTCGGCACCCATCATATACCAGGCACAGCTACGTTCGGTCGCGTTCCACAAGGCTTTCAGTTCAAGAAAAGCTTCATATTGCAAATCTCCGGCTTCATCCAGGATAATGAGAGGGTGCTCCAGCGTCCGGAGATAAAAACAAAGATCGTCGTACACGTCGGCATACCGGCCGTTATTGTTTACGCCGAACTCTTTGGCGATAAAGCGGATCAGTCTCGATTTATTTTTCACCTGTGAACAATCCACATAAATGGCGTTGCGGTGCGTCTTGACATAGGCGCGTGCCGTGAATGTTTTCCCGATATTGGCAAGGTCGCAAAGCAGGGCGGACACGCCGCTTTCCTGACAGGTACGAAGTTGTTCTGTAATGAACAGGAAAGTCGGAGTTTCGGCGGCTTTCCATTCGATTTCATTCTGCAATGAAACGTTCAACCGGCGGGCAAGGCAAATCCAGTTTGTATCGCTTACTTGCTTGTCTGTTATTCCTTTTTTCAATACGTTGTACACGCTGGCAGAGATTCCCAGAGCGGCAGCGTGTTTGTTATCACTCGGATAATTCTCGCGGTTGGCACGGATGGCGGCCAATATTCGGCTTTTTATTTCTTTTGTTACTTCCATTGTTATAATGCTTTTTAAATTGTTTTATAATGCTGTTTAAACTGCATCCTGTCCGATGCGGGTGTAATCTTTTCCCTTGAAATAATTCAGGTAATCGATTTCCTCCGTTTTTGGTATCTCCACCGCCTTAGTCGGTGCCGAAGCGATCTGTTTGACTGATTCCGATTTCAAGGTGCCGACGGGCGTAATACCGTCGCGGGAGATCATTTCGTCGAAAGCGTGGATATATTTCATCTGCTTACCCAAAATCCGTTTGTCTGTCTCGGTCTGTTCCGCTTCGGCCGTATTGAACCGGCCCATGTCCACCAACGTGTCGATCAGTTTCCCATCCTGATAGACGAACACGTCTTTTATATTGCCGTCCTCTTCCGGTATAAAGTAAGCCTCCACTTTGTAATTGTTGGGGGCCAACTTCCCGATAACTTCAGGCGAGCTCAGCCAGTAGTCGGTATAGTTTACCCGACAGTAACTATTACGTCTAATAGTAGTCGGTACACATTCACCGATAAACCGGGCGATATAGGCCTTGTCGTATGGCTGCAAGTTCGGGTTCATGTGCTCACAAAGTACCTGCCAACGGCTCATACCGGGATATTTCTTTTGATTTGGATGGAGTGACTCATTAAATAGCCGAATTATTTCCTGATCTTCTTCGATCAACTCCTCCCAGGTATAATATTGCTTATCCACATAGGTGTCATTCAGTTCGTCGAACACTTTCTTTGCCTCTGTCCGATATTTCTTACTTTTAGCGTAGAAACGTCCAATGCCTAACTGGTGCTCATGTTCAAGACTCCGTTTCTTAGCTCCGTTTAACGGCTCGGCGTATTTCTCCTGTGAGTTTTGCGGAGCGCAAAAACGGACAAACTTAAATACTTCACCTGCTTTCAAGAACCCCTCTTTCCACTGGCTCATCAAATGGTTTTCGACTTCTACCTGCGCCGGAACTCCCCAGCCCTGGCGGTCTATCAGGCGGAACATATTGCGGAACATATCTACTACCAGGTCCACGTCTTTTTTCCGGCTGTAAGCAAATCCGACTACGCACTGGCTCGCCACATCATAAGCATAATAGGCTTTTGGGCGTTGTTTGCTGTCTTTCAGTTTGCGTGGCAGGTCACGGTCGTCGAATGAAACCTTGCTAAAGCTATATTCGGGGGATTCACGGTGAACGTGCGGCCGTTGTTCGTGCATGAAGGTTGTCCAACTCATTTGCTGTTTATCTATCAATGCCAAATTTTTAGGAAGTGTCAAATAATATTGGACTGTCGAAGGACTTAACTCTATCGGATTGCCTTTCTTGTCTGTAAAGTCAGCCGGATTATAGATTTCGCCAGTTTCCGGATTGAACATTTCCAACTCACCGCGTACAAACTGGTTATACATATCGCAAACGCTGGTATTCCACGGACGATTGGGGCGTGCTGCAATACTGACAAGCAGTTTTTCGATCTTCACGTTCACCAAGCGCGTGTTCTGATTGCCAAACTTTTTGCTGATAAGGGCCTCGTAACCTTTTTCTTTAAATTCGAGAACTTTCTTCTTAAAGCGGTTCACAGAAAGAGGCAATGTGTGACCAAACTCAGCTTGGTAAAAATTGATCGCACCGGCCATTTCTTCCCAGCATAACCGTTCGCCCTGCATGACGGCGCGTTTCATTTTCACGTCGTCCATCAACCGGAGAACGGCCTGTATCGCGGAAGCGTTCAAAACACATTCCTGCTGTTTCTCCAAGTCGAAGTTTTCACCGAGAGCAATGCTTTTTCTGGTGTAAAACGTCCGGGCAGCATCATCAACCACCCAATGAACCAAAAACCAATGTCTAAGTATCTCCAAGCGCATATTACCGTATTTTTCTTCTACTTTTTTTCGGTATTTCTCCGGAAGACTTTCAACTGCAACTAAGGCTGTGACACCGCGACCGATTCCTTTGCGTATAACCCGAATTTTACCCCGAAATACCAATTGCTTATAATAGCTTTCACTCATAACCGGAGCCTTAATATCGTCTATTTGATAGCCTCCTACCTTTGGACGGTCATCCCTTGTCAGGTCCTCTTTTGAAATACATAATATTTTCCCGTAGTATTCCATATAAAACCCTCCTTATCCCTGTAAAGACTGAGCCATTTTATAGACTTCACCTTGTACGCTCATAAATTCAGAAAGCGTCAGTCCGTCCTCTATCCGGCGAACCTCGCCGTCAACCAACACGGCGGTTCTATTTGTGTCCCAGTATAGAATAATTTTCACGCGAGAGCCGAAGGTTTGTGTCGTGATCCCTTTAGCCGTATCGTGGATTGTTTCAAACCCCGGAAGAGCACCGTTTATTTCCACACCGCCCATTTCCTTTTTAGCCGTGTAACGGATTTTACGAGCCAGTTCGTTATCGCTCTCAAAGTTGAGAGCCTTCCACACCGTAACGCGCGTAACGCCGAATACATCCTGAAGTTTCTTTCTTGCTTCGCTGTCGACTATAATTTGCTGCTTCATACTTTATCGTTTTTGAATACCGTTATTATTCTGTTCTAATGTCTATCTGCTTAAAATAATTCTACTCGTTGCCTCGAAATACTATCATAGAAATATCCGTTAGAGTAAAATGCTACTACTAATCCGTGGCGGTCTGCTATGTCTATTTGGGTACTATAAATGTTATGTCCATAACGGATTTCTAATACACAACCACCGACACGCTCTTTACCAATCACTACACCTCGCTTACCCTCAACCATTCTTTCCGCTAAGTACACGGCCTGACGGCTTTCAATATCCATTTCCTGCCAGCTATTACGAGTTCCGGCCTTACGATTTACTTTCATATTCCTTTCCTCCCTTATTTAATTGTTTCAATCGTACAATCATCCAATTTCCCCACAAGAACAGCCCTCACGTAAGCCATTGCACACTCGCCACAGGCTGCCACTACAAAATCCGTTTGCCCCGTTCCTGTTGCCACAATATCTTCGTGGCCGTTGAACTTCTCTATAAGGTTCAGCATCTTAAACTGTTCCCTTTCGTCGATAAATACCTTAATTGCTTTCATGTTTCACCGTTTTAATTATGCCATATCGAGCGTTTTCACTATATTTACCGCCCGTTATCATTGTTAATATGCTGCAAATATATACAGTTTGTAGATATATACAAAACAAAATGTAGATTATTTCTGCAAAATGTAGATTATTTTTTGAGGTTATGGACAAAAAACAAATGCTTGAGGCTATTTTAAGCCATTACACAAACGGAAATAAGGCAAAGTTTGCCAATATCTTAGGTGTCTCCCCACAAACAATTAGCGCATGGGTAGCCAGAAGTACGTTTGATTCAGAATTGATATATACAAAATGTAGTGATATATCAGCAGACTGGTTGCTAACGGGCAAAGGACCTATGTTGAAAAACGAAATTTCTGCATCCGCAAGTCCATTACACTTGACCCCCACAATTCCAGTAGATGATATTTCCAACGAGCCGGAAGCTATACCATTTGCCGAAGCTGCACGAAGCGGATTGCATCCTATCCCTTTGGTGACACAAAAAGCGGCGGCCGGATTCGGCAATGGAGATTTTTCTATTGAAGAATCCGACGTAAAGGAGTATTATGTTATTCCTAAATTCAAATATTGCCATGTCGATTTTATGATTGAGGTTTCCGGGCTTTCTATGTACCCGCACTTTAATCCGGGGGATGTTATTGCGTGTTCTATACTTCGCAACTCTCAATTCCTGCAATGGAATAAGTGCCACGTAATAGCCACACGCGAGCAAGGTATATTGGTAAAACGCCTTATGCCGGGAGAAGACAAAAAGCACTTACGTGCTATTTCAGATAATAAAGAATACCCACCGTTCGAAATACCTGTTGATGAGATAACCGGTATCGCTGTTGTGGTTGGTCATGTAGGGCTTGAATAAAATGAGTGACATATTATATATTTGTTCATGTGCTCTTTTGGCCGTATTTTGCTTATATATGGCTGTTAAAATCCACAAAAGGAATAAAAGGGAGAAAACAAAAAGCATTTCAGAGATTGCAGTTTCATTGGAAAACAAACCAATATACGAAACCCCTAAAGCGGAGAAGAAAACTATAGAAACTAAAGAAGATGAAAAAACTTCATATAAGGAAAGACGAGAAAAATCTTATGCAGACTATAAGAACTTGATTAAAGGTAAAAAAACTCATACGGTCGCGAGTTTTTTGCACGCATCTATTGATTTGGAATCCATGCCTTCAATATATGACTTTGAAAAGAAGTTCGAAAATTACGACGAGTGCAGAAAAGAACTTTTATTAATAGGGGATTACGAATTCTATATCAAACAAGGTATTGCCCTATATAATAAATTGAGGAAAGATGGAAGCTATACTACACGCCGAGCAACGATAAAAAATGATGCTCATCTTATAATAGAACATCTGGATATAACCGACAGAAGCCCGTACATAATCCAGGCTTGCAATAATTATGAAGCATATTGGGATAGTGAACTAACGAAATATAAACGGAAAAGCGCATATCTTAATCGAATTGATTATCTGATTAATTATACGACTGAATTATTACAAAAATGGTATATCAAAGATAATCAAATAGATATATTATGAGAAATACTTTTCAAAACGGCATTTCTCA